TACGCATGAATGTGTGGACTCCCACACCCCTCTTTAACAATTCTTATTAAGATCCTCTGCCATGTTACCACCTATATCAGCACCCTGATTTCCACCAAACATTGCTACCCAACCAGCAGCAACCCAACCAATATAAGGGATATTGGCAAGACTAGGAGCAGCACTAGCACCAATACTAGTCCCAACCAATCTGCCTGTACCCTCTGCTGATCCAATTGCTTTGATACAGGCTTCACTTTTTCGTGTGGCAGTTATATCTGCTGCTTCCTGTTGAGTTAAACCTGGTGTTCCATCTAACCAAGATCTATGATTAGATACTGGTCCACCTTGATTGATCTGACCATCCATGAAGTACTCTTCTGTGACCTGAGTAGTATTATTTGCTAGACCTAAGAATCCTGCTTTCTCTTTGATATCCTTAGTAATGAATGCTGTCTTAGGATCATTTGCAGTATAACTTAACTTATATCCATCTTTATTTGCTTGAACAACATATGATGTATAAGGAGTTACTGGTATGTCTAGTTTAGGTAATCCTTGTTCTTTATTAACTGTGGCAATATAACCTATCATACCAATATGTGATATGCCTAGAATAGTTCCTAAACCAACTCCAATCCACTTAATCATTTTGTCTCAGGGGTAATTTTAATAGGTGCTTGTTCAATACGAATAGTTTGTGCTGGTGCAGTCTGTGATGCTGCTGCAATCAACTTCTCCATATCTGCTTTTGATACTCCACCACTGGCACCACCACCTTGTGCACCCTTCTTGGATGTTTGTACGCCAAAAGTTGCGAGTACGCCTGTAAATACAGAAGCGATGAAAGTTGGATCCAGATCCTGTTTTGGTATCTTAAGAGCAGATGGCAACTCAACATATGCTAATGTCAATATTGCACCACTCCAAACCAAAATTCCAAGTCTTACAAAAGTAGAAAGGATTTCAAGTTGTTCCTCTTTATCAGCAGCATGTTCTTTTAACTTACCAAAGAAACCTTTTTTCTCTTCCTTTTTTACTTCTTCCTTCTTCTTCTCTTCTGCCATAATGTTAGATATATCTAATGTATATATAGCGATTTCCTAACTTTCTTGCTCCTGTAACTTCTCTACAACAGTTTTTGCTTCCATTGGTGCTATATCATTGAGTCCATTAGCATCAAACCAAGGTGCATCTTCCCATGAGAATCCCTCACCAAATGTATTATCAGGTGCCATGACATACCAGTGACACTTTGCATCAGGTATATCTACTGCACATACTGCCCAATCATCTGCCCACTGTGGCACTTGCACATACATTACTGGTAGATGATTTGCAAATAATGAAAGTATAAAAGAAAATAGGATCATACAACTCCTGCTAAACCTGCTGCTGTTCCTACTCCTACAAAAAAAGCAAATTCCAGCAGACCATGATGTTCTACTGGAATATTTATGAAGTGCGAAATAATTTGAGTCATTTAAGCTTGTGCTCCTCAGCTGTAAATTTTAAGTATAAACGTATTGCAGAACAGTATCATTGAAGAAAAGGTATGCTGCAATCCCTGATATGAAAAGTGTTTGGTACATGATAGGTAAAAATACTTAGTATATAATATATAGGTATTCTTACCTCTTGTCAAGCACCTGATGGGACATATGCTGGTTGCATATCTCCAACTCTTACTCCCTTACCACCACCAAAGTCGTCATCATCATTATCATTGACTGATCTGAGAAATAACTCAATCATTACAATGGCAGCCATAGGATAGAAACACCAAAGTATTGCTTTCCATATTGGAAATGATTCTGCAACTTGATAGAGATCACTCATTTAGATGTGTTTGTAAAAGTATATGAATAAGTATTTAGTTTTGTAAAGTTTTATGGGTAAAAAAAAACTTATACTAGAACACTAGTGACAGTGCTCATGCCAAGTGCCACAAAGAAAATATAAGGCACTGCTGCAAATGGTACAGGATTTCTCATTATACAAAACCTGGTATGATTTGACCTGTTGTTAGGTAAGCACCTAATCCAGCAATGATGCCAAGCATAGCAAGTCTGCCATTTAGTTTCTCAGCAACAATCTTTTCTTTCTCAATTGTTTTCATTAGAATATACCTGGAATGATGTTTCCTGTTGTAGCATAAGCACCAACTGCTGCTACGAATCCAAGCATTGCTGCCCAACCATTAAATCTTTCTGCTTCAGGTGTCATTAGTTTTTCCTCTTTGTTGTGAATTGTGAATTGTGAATTAATTTTCATTTTTTAAAATAAACCTGGAATAATCCATCCAGTTAAACCATAGTTGACTATGAGTGCAAAGAACCCCATCATAGCAAGTCTGCCATTGATTTGTTCTGCTTCTTTCCAAAAGTTTGGAAGTGTCTTATTTGATGATGTCATTAGAATACACCAGGAATAATTTGACCTGTTGTAGCATATGCACCTAGAAGTGCAACAAAACCTATCATAGCCCAACGACCATTTACTTTCTCTGCATTCTGAGGGTATCCTTCATAGGAAACACTATCATCAATGTAAGGTCTTGTTTCATTTGGGAAAGCATTTTGTCTTCCACCTGATTCTGTAGTAACAGTCATTGAATTATTAAGTTATGTAACATTATTATATATAAAATATTAAATTTTGTCAAGTTTCTTAACATTTGGATATCAAAACATAAAAAAGGAGGTCTTATGACCTCCATAAGTTACACTTATGTAACATAAAAAAGACTCTCCACTATGTGAAGAGTCTTGGGTTGTTCCGTTTTGCAGAGACCGCACGATAAGGTCTCAAGGTTATTTAGAAAGTGAACTTAACACCTGCTTTAGCAGACCAGTCAACATCATCTTCAGCTGTTACACCAGAGATTTCACCATAGAACTTATCATAAGAACCACCAAGGTATCCTACGAATTCTACATCACCAAACTCATCAGCAGCTTCTGTGTGAGTCACTGTAGGACCACCAGATACATACCAACCAATTCCACCAGGAGTTGTTCCCTCATATCCTACTACTGCTTCTAATCCACCAGATGTATATGCTCCATCAGGATATGAACCAGTTGCTTCTAAATTAACATATGGACCAGCAAAAGCTGCACCAGATACTAGAAGAGGAGTTGCTGCTACTGCAGCTATTGTTGATTTAATCATTTTATTTGTTATTGTCTCGCATGGGTAAAAGAAAAACCCTTGCGGATGGTAGTTTTCCCGACATGGAAAACTTTTGACATCTACATAGGGTTACGATCTTTCGAGTCCTTTGTATAATGTTATTTATGTGAACTGTCACATGTGCCAGTTGTAACTATATCTGATCCTTAACATATTGTCAAGCTTTTTGTGGTTCATTGAGTGTGGATTCCACTACCCTACCCAGATAAGGATCATAGTCCATGAGATGATCTATCTCAGTTAGTGCACCATTTTGACTCCAATATGCAAACTGAGCATCAAAATTACCTTTATGAAATGCATCTATATGTTCTGGATGTATAGAAGAACCTAGATCTAGTTTGTATAAAAGAAGTGGAATGGTATATGTGTTACCAGAATTATAAAGTAAATCATCAGCCACTGGTCTTGGTCTTACACCATTATCCAATCTATACTTATCCTTTCCTCTCCAATGCAACTTCATCATCTTCTCTGCATGATGTCTAGTGATAATATAGCAAGCAGTTGAGAACTCATTTACAAATCTCTTATGAATTTTTAAATTCACATCACCTGTACATATCACAGCAATCTGAACTACATCCCAATCATAAGGAATCTTGGCATAGAAATCACTCCAAGTAAAGTTCCAATATCTTACTAGATCTAAACTACAATCATCTTCCATCATAACTGCATATGGACTATCAGATGTATCTAACCAATGTCTGATTGCTTTCAGATGTGAAGTTGTACAACCAACCTCACCACTAGACATGTGATCAGGATATCTACCTTTTAGAATATCACTAAGATCATCTTCTCTACCATCATATGCAGATATTCTTGTATAGTTTTCTATTTCCCAATACTTAAACTGTGCTTCCATATACATCTTTCTCTCTGGTTGTTCATCCATATTGAGATAATATACAGGACCAAAGTTCTTTAATTTATATGCTGCTTTGTTTCTATCCATGTAGCAAATCCATTATGTCTATTGTAGGAAACCATCCCAGTTTTGTCAATTGGGTAGTGTCAGCACATAAAGAATCAGGTTCACCTGGTGTATCTTCTAGGATAGGAAGATCACTCTTACCCATTCTCATTGCTAATTCTAAAACAGAATAATTTCTTCCTGTTCCTATATCTAACACACCTCTAAACTTATCTGGTATTAGATAACAGATTGCTCTAACCACATCATGTACATGAATCCAATCTCTCTTATGTCTTGTTAGATATTGTGCTGTATTATCCTGTAGCATTCTATAAAGCATATCATCTCTACTACCTTCTTCTGCCCAGACATTAAAGAATCTCATACCCACACTATTAGGTGGTGCTTGTATTTCATTCATCTTCTTTGTTATTGCATATGGATTTTGCCACCATCCATGAGCACCAGCAGAACTAGCATATAAACATCTTATATTATACTTTCTACAATAATCAAATATAGGTTGTGACTTTACTACATTGTTCTCCCAAAACTTATCTGGATTTTTTACACTATCTCTAAGAGCAGCATATGCAGCAAGATGTATGACAATACTATACATCTTATCATCTTTGAAATCACCAATATCATCTGGTCTGTCTAGTCCATCTACTTCATAACCTATTTGAGTTAGATGTTCATAGACATGACTACCAATAAAACCTTTATGTCCTGTAACTAAAATTTTCAT